GAGCACAAGGGAGGGCCCTCAGAGAATCTAAAGTCAGATATGTGACTGTAAAGGTACATGAAAACTCAAGGAAAGTTTTTGGTCTTGAGAGATGGACAAATAAGGAACCTACATATTTGGTAGAGGGGCCAATTGATTCATTGTTCCTTCCGAATAGTTTGGCTATGGCCGGTGCAGATATGTCAGATTTATCTTTCCTCAATAAGATAAACACAACTTTAATCTTTGACAACGAACCAAGAAACGATCACATATCCAAGAGGATGGTAGATGCTCTGGAAAAGGGTTGGAGAATTGTAGTTTGGCAGGATCAAGGTAACAAATGGGATAGTCGTGCTCCCAAAGATATTAACGATATGGTAATCAGTGGCAAGACTACTGATGAAATCTTGAAAATCATAAATAAGAATACTTACTCTGGACAGAGGGGTAAGTGGGAAGTGACATATTGGAAAGTATAACAGTAGATGATGATGGCAACCACCTAGAAAAAATACAAATACATGAGTTAGGGTTTGTTCAGCTCTTAGATGTCATGGGTGATGATGAAGAAGTCGAGAATGCCGCAAGAATTAGTTATGGAGATGGAACAAGAAAGGTATCACAGACGCGGAACCTAATCCGTTACCTCATGAGACACAAACACACCTCACCCTTTGAGATGTGTGAGGTCAAGTTCCACATAAAACTTCCTATTTTCATTATGAGACAACTCGTTCGGCATAGGACAGCCAACATCAACGAGTATAGTGGTCGTTACTCAGTGATGAGTGATGAATTTTATCTGCCTCAGGGTGATTACCTGGCGAAACAATCCACAACAAATAACCAAGGTAGGGGTGAAGTGCTTCCTAACAAGGGATCACTACAATTTGAGTTCAATAGAGTATATGATAATGCTCTAATCTCATACCAAAACCTATTAGAAGAAGATCTTGCACGGGAACTAGCAAGAATACTACTCCCTGTGGCCAACTATACCGAGTGTATTTGGAAGATGGATCTTAATAACTTTTTTCATTTTGTGAAATTACGATCTGATAGTCATGCACAAAGAGAAATAAGAGATTATTCTGATGCAATGTATGAGTTGGTTAAACCATACTTTCCATTATGTTGTGAGGCCTTTGAGGATTATGTAAAAGATGCTGTGACCTTCTCAAAACAAGAGATGGAACTTATTAGAGAAGCAATATGGGATGGTCGTGGTGGATTAGACACAGAAAGTGAAAAATTAGGAAAAAGAGAAACAAAAGAATTTTTAGAAAAATTAGAAATAAAGGGAGAACCAGAATGAGATTACCAACCACATATCAAGAATACATCCACCTATCCAGATATGCTAGATGGGATTATAGTCAAGGAAGAAGAGAGACATGGGATGAAACAGTAGACAGATATTTTAATTTTTTCAAAGAGTGGTTGGAAGAAAAACATGAATACAAACTTGAAAACGGAGAACGAGTAGAATTAGAAGATGCAGTTAAGAACTTGAAGGTCATGCCTTCAATGAGATGTTTGATGACTGCTGGCCCTGCACTCAAGAAAGAGAATGTTGCAGGATATAATTGTTCTTATGTGAAGGTTGATAATCAAAGGTCATTCGATGAAATTTTGTATGTATTGATGAATGGTACAGGCGTTGGTTTCTCAGTCGAAGAAGAGTACACTAATCAGTTGCCAGTTATCCCAGAAGAGTTATATGACACTGATACTACAATCATTGTTGCAGATTCTAAATTGGGATGGGCCAAAGCATTCAAAGAATTGATCTCATTACTCTACGGCGGTCAAATTCCTAAATGGGATATATCCAAAGTAAGAGCGGCAGGGACGCCGTTGAAAACATTCGGAGGTAGGGCATCAGGCCCTCAACCTTTGGAGGATTTATTCACTTTTACAATAAATACTTTTAGGAATGCAACAGGAAGAAAACTCAAATCAGTGGAATGTCACGATGTCGTTTGTAAAACAGCAGAAATTGTTGTTGTCGGTGGCGTTCGTCGCAGTGCTCTTATTAGTCTCTCTGATCTTAATGATCGTGAGATGCGATTCGCTAAGTCAGGGAATTGGTGGGAACATAACGTACAACGAGCACTCGCGAATAATTCGGTTAATTATAAAGAAAAACCAGATGTTGGCACTTTCATGCGAGAGTGGTTATCCCTTTACGATTCAAAATCTGGGGAGCGGGGAATCTATAACGGCCTGTCGGCCAAAAGAACTGTGGAAGGATTAAATGGACGATATCTTGGAGAAGATGGTGAGCCTATACGAAGACGAATTGCCCGAGAGGACTTTGGCACAAATCCGTGCAGCGAGATCATTCTTCGGTCCCGCGAGTTCTGCAACCTTTCGGAGTGCGTTGTCAGAAGAGATGACACTCGCGAACATCTCAAAAAGAAAGTTAGAGTTGCAACTATCCTTGGCACATTCCAATCTACTCTTACCGAGTTCAAATACCTCTCAAGAGAGTGGAAAAGAAATTGTGAAGAAGAACGATTATTGGGAGTATCACTCACAGGAATAATGGATAACCCTTTGACGAATGGATCTAAAAAGGGATTAGACAAACTATTAGAAGAACTTAGAGATGTCGCTTACGAAACGAATAAGGAATGGGCTGAGAAACTCGGAATCCCGCCAAGTGCTGCGATTACTTGTGTCAAGCCTAGTGGTACTGTCAGTCAGTTGGTTGATAGTGCATCTGGAATACACGCACGACATAATCCATTCTACATTAGAACAGTAAGGGCAGACAACAAAGATCCACTTTGTAATCTGATGAAGGAGATGGGGTTTCCAAATGAGCCCGATGTTACTAAACCAGATCATACAACAGTCTTTTCTTTCCCAATGAAAAGTCCAAAAGATGCAGTATTCCGTATGGATATGAGTGCACTAGAACAATTAGAGTTGTGGAAGACCTATGCCACGAGTTGGTGTGAACATAAACCATCTGTTACCATTTCAGTCAAAGAAGACGAGTGGGTTGATGTAGCAGCATGGGTGTATGAGAATTTTGATGCGATTAGTGGTATATCATTCTTACCTTTTAGTGAGCATGTATATAGACAGGCCCCATATCAAGATTGTACTAAAGAAGAGTACGAAGAGGCCCTAAAGACCATGCCTAAGAATGTGGATTGGGCAGAACTATCAAAATACGAATCACAAGACTACACCATATCAAGTCAAGAATTGGCCTGTACGGCGGGAGGTTGTGAAGTAATCTAAAGGAAAAGATGAAAAGTTTTTTCATCATCGTAGCATCTTTGGTACTTTTTACTGGTTGTACCAAAGATGCTGTAATCGTTAAAAAAGAAGTAATACCAGAAGTCAAATCACAAATAATATCTCCTTGGCCGGAAGGGTCAAGAGAATTTCACACAGCATTATATTTCATGAGAATGGCCCAAGATCCAAATCTCAGACTTAGATATCAACCCGAAAATCTATTCAATATATGTAAGTGTGTATTAAAACAGATGGAAAAAGACTACGAATATGATGTATTCATGGCTAAATTTAATAATAATCTAAATCCTGAAACTCAACAATACATATATAATGCAACCTATGGGTGTTCAATTCAAGAAGTTGAAAGAATGAAAAAGATTTTACCTAAAATAGAGTTGAAGGATATGTTATGAGTGATGACGAGAAGCCTGAATTTAAAGTGGAATGGCCTGAGGGAACTCAACTTAGAATAGGTAAAGAACATCTACTCAAAATGAGAGAAGTTCTTGAAACTCAGTTTAAGTACATCATATATAAACAACCAGGCTTCAATAAATTCCATTCAATGGGGAAGACTAATTTCTTTCAACATTTTAGGACTCCCGATGGAATTGATTTTGGTGTTTGTAATCTGTATTGGGATAAAGATGCAAATGACAATATAGATTATGCAGACGAAGACGGAAACATCATCTCCAAACAAGTTGGTGGATGGTGTGTAAGGTGGTTCACAAAGGCAGAATTTGATGAAATGGGTCATGACAGCGTTGTTGGTGATGACCCTAAAGAAGATGAATTTGCTGAATCACTCAGGAAGGTGGCTCTTACTAATTTAAAAAGGTTCCAAAAGGAACACGAACAACGAAATGAATTGGAAGATTGGATGTCGGAAGAGCCACCTAAATTTCTTAATTAGGAGAGTATTTGATAGTAGCTAAAATCGGTGAAGACTATATATTATATGAAATACAATGTGATTATTGTGATAAAGAGTATAGTATAAAGTCAACCGATCCTAAACCCAGAGAAGTTGTCGAATGTTGTTCTTTTTGTGGTAATCTCATTGAGGAACCCGCAGAGAGGATTCAAGATGACGAAATTGGCTGGGATTGATTATTCATTAACTTCACCCGCGATATGTGTTTGGAAACAAGATGTTGATAGACTATTTAATTTTGATAGCTGTGATCTATATTATTTGGAAGATGCACAACGACTCAAACGGACCAACATTGGGATTTTAAATCTACATCCAGAACCATATCCAGATTGGGAGACAGAAGAACAGCGGCATGACCTACTTTCGGACTGGGCGATGAGTTGTATTCAAGGATGTGAGGTTTTTATTGAGGGATATGCGTTTGCAACCTCTGGTAAATCTCATGTACGATCTGTCGCGGAAAACTCAGGTTTACTTAAACACAAGATGTATAAGTCAAACCAAAAATTCACTTCTGTACCACCTACAGTAATCAAAAAATATGCAACTGGTAAGGGTAATTCTAACAAAGAAGCAATGTATGACGCCTTCACTGCAGAATTACTCACTCCACCAGACTTAAAAACTACACTAAAACCCAAATCAACTAAACTAACAAGTCCAGTGACCGATTTAGTAGATGCCTACTTTATCGCAAAATGGGGATGGGAGGGCTTTGTCTCATAGGAGAGTGTATGAAGAATCTTTCAGAACTAATAGCCAAACACGAAGAAATTTTTGGAGATCAATCACAAAGAATAACCTCACTGCCTACTATGACAGAATTGAGGATGACAGAGGATGAGAAAAGGAAGAAACAGAAGAGAGATTGGTATCATGAAAACAAAGAGAAAGTTCTGGAACAACAAAAGAATTTCAAGAAGAAAAAACAACAAAAAGAGTGGTATGCAAATAATAGAGTACAACAGATAGACAAGGCAAAGAAGTGGAATAAAGCCAATAAAGGTGCTAGAAAATTAATAACTGAAAGATACAAACAGAAAGGTCAAGAATGCCAATGGACATCGACAAACCGCAAATGAAAGAACGGATAATAAATTATCTGGACTATATGGATGATAAGGATATGCAAGAGATTGCAGCCCAGTTATATAATATCTCTAAAAGGAGAGATGAATTAAAGAGAAAGAAAGAAAATGAGTGAAGAAAATAAATATGAGAAGTTGCCAACACAATTATTACCTCAAGTTAAGGGTCAAGTAGAAGAACGAATTACTGCATTAGAAAATGTAATCACTACTCAGACCGAAGCATTAGAAAAGTCACTCAAGGGAGTACATGAACAACTTGAAGAAGCTAAATCAGATTTGGCATTTGTGAAATCTCGTATGTCATGAATTATTCATTGAGTAGAATATTTTGGGGGTGTTTCATTATTGGCACTGGGTGTGGTTGGGGTATTAATCCTTTAGCCTCTGCTCTTGTAATAGGTATTTTTTATGGACTTACTGATCTTGCAGAAGAAAGAAGAAATTTATGAATATTTGGGTAGAATATTGGGAATTTAAAGATACCAGAAACAATAATCATGCCCAGATGAAAGAACAGGCCCATTGGGTAGAACCTAATCCAGAGGATATAAGAAGAAGATTTTTTGATAAGAGAGAGGATGCTTCTAAATTTGCACAAAGTATGCAAGAAGATGGTCACAGAACTAGAATTAGAACTGATGGAATATGAAAAGCATCAGAGAAAAAAGAGAACGTGAACTTAAACGAATCGTTAAAGATTTGTATAGGATGAAACGTAATCAAGAAAATAACAGACAGATGATTGTATTTGACTATCTACACATGAAAGTCAAACAACTACAAAAGAACGGCCTACTCTATGAAATAGAGATACCAGAAAAGGATTAATGAGATGGGTATTATTGCTCGTTTTATTATTTGGTTGTGACACAAACGAAAAACAACAATCTATAAGTCTTGACTATTCCCACCCAACAAGGTATAGTAGTAGAGAGGTAGCAGTCAGACACAACATCAAAGTCAAACCTAATGTTGCAGAGACAGACTTAGATTCCAATATGACAGCTCGGATCACTGTACCTCTTGATGTACAGATGACAGTAGACTACAAAAGCTATACTACAACTTACCCAGACATATACTATGAATATGGATCTTCTGACCCTTTTACAATCACAACTCATAGCCCAAATTCCATCACTATTTCTATTTCTACTGCTATCAATCCTAATTATCCTGTCGAAGAGACTGAAACGATTGATAATGAAACAATTACAATAGACAATGAGACTATTGCCACATGGAGTGACAACTTTACGCGGAGAGCCACGACAACTCAGACACAGAAAGCAAATTGGAAAAACTTTTGGGATAACCTTTCAGTAGACGATAATTGGTCTTATATTTCAGTAGGGCATATTGACAATGTGACTCATTTTTGTGACAATAGTTCGATAGTATCACAAATAATTACACAAATTCAGAATGACAATACAACAAACTGGAGTAGTAGTTGTAATCAACAGAATTGGATCACTGGTGGTTGTGGGGCTGGACTCAGTATAGAGTTGAGTGTAAAACAAGTAGGAACAGGGGATTGTGGATGTAATCGTGCCAATGACAATACTACCACAATTCGTCCTGCAATCACGAATAACAATTGGGGTGGAATAGGAGTAACTTGTGGTGCTTCTTCACAATCATTAGAAGTGATATTGAAGAAGTAACATGGAAACTATATATGAGAGAAAGAAACTCGCACATGAACTCTTGATAGAGTATTATGCATACGATGATTTACGAAGAATATTAGAACATGAATGGAGAGAAGAAGACGAAAGGTTCAAGAATCATTGTGATAGATTGTATACTGAATATGAAAAAACTGCAGCAAGTGAGAGACATAGAGAAGAGAACTCTAAGTCTGCAAGAATTGCAAGAAAACTAGAACAGATGAAACTGACTGATGAATTGGTTACTAAAATCAAACTAAGAAACGAAAAGAAATAAGGAAAAGATGGCGGCTAGAAACCACACCAAATGGAAACAAATTCCAGGCCAGATAAAGTCAGGAGAATATGTAGACAGTAGAATATATTCTGATGAGGATATTTTCAAGAAAGAAATGAACACCATTTTCAGAAAGGTGTGGATACCAGTATGTCATGAGTCTGAATTACCAGAACCAGATAGATTTAGAACAACCACAATTGCTGGTGTTCCTATCATGGTGATTAGAGATGCCGATGGAACAATTCATGCCGTAAGGAATGCACTTGAGAGAAGACCAAGTGGAAAGATTGACTCAAAAATAGTATTTGACAATATCCCAGAATTTCTACATTCTGATGTAAAGTATGGTGGATTTGTTTGGGTAACTTTGAACGAGAATCCACCAACTATGGAAGATTGGGTCGATGGTTCATTTGACTGTATGAAAGAATCACTTAACTCAGAACCTTTGGATGTGTTTCACTACCACAAAGCAATTATTCCATGTAACTTTAAATTATGGCACGATACCAATTCGGAGTTCTATCATGATTATCTTCACTACCACAATCGGATTACTGGATTCAACGACTCGTACTTTGCCAGAGAGAATAAGTGCTTCAATAACGGCCATGTTAATGTTGGCTCATTTGAAGTGCAGTACGATAACTACGATGGATTTGAGTCGAGAGAGGAATTGTCCTTTCCTCACCTACCAACAAACCATTGGGAAATGATTGATATGTTTCCAGGCATCAACTTTAATCTCAGAGGTTCAGCCCTTAGAGTTGATGTGATGACTCCATTAAGTCCCGATAAGGTTATGATTGAGTTCCGTGGACTAGGACTCAAATCAGATACAGATAAAGAGAGAATAATACGACAACGGCACCACAATTCCATTTGGGGCCCTTTCGGTAGAAATCTACATGAGGATTTGATTGCAGTATCTACACAACAAGGTACAATGCATAAAGATGCTGAAAATAGGAGAATCCTTCATGGAAGACATGAGAACAATACGATTCATGATGAAGTTGGTATGCGACACTTCTATGATGAATGGGGAAAGTGGGTAGACCTCTGGCCTGGCGATCCTAGTTTAACTTATTCAGAGGGTCAAGGATTAGAATTACAGAAGGCAGCATGAAACACAATCACATATATTATGAAAAGGTAGAAGAGGCTATAAGACCTCATTTGGAACACTATGGAGAACCTTGGGAACGTAGAGAACCATTGATTCAGGATGTATTGGATGCTTTGTTTAGAGAACCATACAATATAGTTGATAAAGGAAAATCTATAAAACAAAGAGAACAACTTGCAGGTTACGTTGTAGATCACGGAGTAGATACAATTGGGGATGAAAGAGACTGAAGAAAAAGTGTACCAACATCACATAACAGCAACGGAGAAAGCTGTATCAGTTTTAGAAGATTCTTTTAAAGCTGAAGGGTTAGATCCATCAACTACTTATGTAAGGGTTGGAGCAAAGCCAGGAGGGTGTTCTGGATGGACATTCCTCATAGAGACTGCAGACAAAAAAGAATCAAAAGATGCCATGTATTGTTTTGGTAACATAACTTTTATAATTGACAATGTACAGTTACATACAGTCATTGGTTCATTAGAGGTGGACTATAATGATAATAACCTTGTAGAACAGGGATTTGTTTTTAAACGATTAGGTTCGGGGCAGATGTGTGGGTGTGGAGAGTCATTTACTCCATTAGGTTCAAACAAAGCATTAGGGTGGTGATGAAGATATATGTTAAGGTAAACGGAGAGGTAGTAGGAAAGGGTAAAGATATGAAATCAGTACTCAAACACGTTTCT